TGGCCTGACTCAGTCTTGAAACCCTTGACGCCGACTTGGTGCCCGAAGTTGCAAGAGATCGCAACGTCGTGGCCGAGACCGGCGAGACGATCGGCGAGCATTGCTGCTTGCACGCCGTAGCCGGTGCCTGCGGTAGGGCTGTTGGAGAGCAGCAGAATCTTCATGCTGTCCTCGTTTCCATGCGCTCATTGGCGACAGCGAAACGGGTGGTGACTTCGTAGCGGTCGTCGTCGTCGAGGACGATCGACACAACCTTCTCACCGGTGCGGGTGAGTTCTTTGAGCGCTTCGTCCAAAGACGCGCGCGGGACATGGTGCACTGGCATTAGTGGGTCTCCTTCGTCGGGTGGATTACAACCTTCGACGGGAGGACACGCACGCTCTAGGCGCACGCATCCCCTCCCGACGAAGGGACTTACGGGCAACGAACTAGACGTTCATCACCAAGTTGTTGAGGCCGGAGATCTCAAGGTGATCTCCGTCTGCACGCCAGCGGCCGCGGAACGCGATCTGGTCGGTGGCGTAGTAGACGCTCGCGTCCTGATCGAGGACTGGGTTGCCGATGGTGCGCATGACGTACTCGGAGAAGTCTCCGAACGTTGCCCACACCGCGTTGGAACCAGCCGTTGCACAGTTCGGATCTGTGAAAACCGGGTAGCCCAAGAAGCGGTCCGGTGTTGAATTGGTGAGCCCGTTGAAAACTGAGGGTTCCCACATCGTTGCCCCGACGGTGCCACCAGCGCCGTCGCGAAGCTTACGCAACGTGGCCGCGTTCGCGTCCTTCATCAACCATGCAGCGCCGTTGGATCGCCATGAATCGTTCACGCTGTAGACCAGGTCCACCAGCTTCTCATAGGTGGGCGTAATCAACGAACCACCGGTTGTGATGGGGGCGTTGGTGCCTGCACCGTTGAGGATGGTCATGCCCTTCGGGTTGGCAGTACCAACACCGTTGATCATGTCAGCGTCAGCGAGGCGAGCGATGCCACGGCCGATGTCACGAACCAACCACGCCGCAAGGTCGAAGCCGGTGTCGTCAAGCATTTCCTGCGAGACAGCAACGAGCTGCGAATATTTGTAACTGTTGAGTGTCACCGTTCCGAACGTAGGGTCAGTACCCCCCAAAGCCGTGCCCTGTGGGATCGAGCCTGAGGCAATTGAGTGAGCTGTCAAGCGTGGCAACGTGAGCGGGCCACCCGTTGGGGTGTTCAGCACGGTGGCACCAATGCGGTAGGCAGCGATGCCGGCCTCGAGGTACTCCGACAAGGTGCGTGCCATCAACGTAGGAACGACAAGCGAACCCGACGTTGTTGCGTAGTTCATGACGCGGATTTCCTCAGGGGTTGCACCCGAACGGAGCAACGCCCGCTCGTGCATTGCAGCCTGCAAGTCGATCTCGTATTCGCCACGCATGTTCATGGGTGCAGCGAGCCACTTACGCAGACGCTGGTTGTCGTTCTGCTCGCGAACTTCAACAGCGTGGGTGCCGATGATGCTCTCAAGGCCAGCACGAAGCTGAGCAGCTTCGGTCTCGCGGGTTTCACGAGCGACGAAGGTGCGAACCTCAGCGTCGATCTCGTCGATGCGGAGGTCGAGACGGGCAATCTTTGCCTTCTCTTCCTCATTGCGGTCACGGCCAGCGGTCGCGTCGAGTTCGGCATTCAATTCCGAAATGACACGGGCGCGGACCTCGTTCAGTGAAATGACATGGGCGCGAATGTCCATGGTTTCTCCTTAGGAGTAGGGGGTTGGGTTTGCTTGTGTCGTGCCGGTGAAGTGCAAGTGCTTGCGCGGCTTGCGGCTTTCGTTCACAGAACTGTTTGAGTTAGACCAGCGACGGGCGGTTGAGACGCTTGCGCTCAAGGCGCTCACGGTCAGCACGGTCGCGTTCGGCGAACTCGTTGATGATCTCTTCGATCTCCACGGCGCGAACCTCTTCAGGCAGCAAGCCCTCGAGGTAGGCCAAGGCCCGACGGATTTCGTCAGGTGACCAGGCGGTGGTGTCGGCGTTGAGAAGGTCGTCGATAGAACGCATCGCAGCTTCGGTGTGCGGGTTCGCACCCTGACGCACGATCGAGACTTCCATGAGGTTGATCTCGTGGATGACACGCTCGGTGTAGTCAGCGTTCCATACGTCTTTGCGTGTGTCCTTGGGGACGGTGAAGCCAACAGACATCTGTGGCAACTCTCCGCGCAACACTGCCGAACGGGCAATGACGACGTCGGAGCGCAACGGGTCAAGATTGGCAACGGCGCGCAGGTTCGGATCAGCTGACAGCTTCATCGTGCCTGCACGCGTTGAGGCCATTGGCACGTCTGCGTGACGGTGGTTGATGTACAACGCAACGTCAGCCGTCTTGTCCTTCAACGTCTTGTTGAAAGCGCCGGAGCGGATCGTTTCTTGGAACGAACCGAACTGGTCGTTGACGGTGTACGGCACGTCGACAACGCTGGCGACACCCTCAAAGGTGAAGCCAGAACCATCAGCAGCGTCGCGGCATTCAACGCCGGACAGGTCAAAGTTGCGGAACTGTGCGGAGCGGTGCAGGGATGCTCGCTCGGCGAAGTCTTCTAAGCCCAAGGGGGGCCTCCTCAGTTAGACGACGGCGAGCAGCAACAGCAGCTCGAAGTCTTGGTTGGTGAAGTCGAAAGACGTGAACGACGCCGAGACGACGGCGTGGTCGTCTTGCTCTGTCCACTTCGTCGATGCGGTAACAACAGCCGGCACGGCGGGCAGCATTGGCTCGATGAGCTGAATGACTGGCCGACGCTTTGGCGGCGGGAAGTGTTGCGGCTTACGAAAGCCCCCACCGTGGGAGCCGGTGTCGGCTTCAGGCGTCGTCCCGCCGGTGCCGGTGGCAGCGATCGTGTCATCGCCCTCGGTCCACGCAGCCGTTGCAGTGACCTGTACGGCTCCGCTGGCGACGATGGTGTCGTTGCCCTCAGTGAAGGCGATCGTGCCTGTGGGGCCAAACGAGGCGGCAACCGTGGCAGTGTCGTTGCCTTCAGTGAAAGCCACTGTGGCGGTAGGGCCAAAGGTTGCGACGCCAACAGCGGTGTCATCGCCCTCAGTGAAGGCGATGGTTGCTCGAGGCCCGTAGGTGGCGGCACCAACAGCGGTGTCTGAGCCTTCAGTCCAGGCTGCGGTGCCGGTGACAGCGGCGGGCCCGCCGCCAGCGGTCAGCGCCAGCAGCAGCGACATTTGCTACTCCCAGCCGTAGTCGAACGTGACGTGATACCAAATGGATTGCGACGCTGTTGCGGTGCCCACCAAGAACTGCATGGCGGTGGCGATGAACTCGCCCGGGTTGACGTAGATCGGTTGCGTGAACGGCATGAAGATGTCGCCGTTGGCAGCGGTGGCACCGACGGGGGCAGCGACGTTCCAGTACATGAGGCCGAGGGCTTCACGTCGAGCGGCCTTCGTGGTGCCGCCCGACGTACCGAACGACGTCGACTCAGCCGTCGCCAGCGACACGGCGGTGTGGCCGAACGCCAACGACAACCCGATCGTGGTTGCCGTGGTTGCCACGGCCGCGCCAAGGTTGGCGCACGAAATCCTCACGCCGTACACGGCAAGGCGACGACCGGGGATGGCCGTCGTGCCCGCTGGCACCTGATAGCTCGTCATGATGAAGTCGTTCGCTGCACCGCCAGCTGCGGCGTTGATCGCTCCACGACCGCCAAGGCCGACGGCGTTGGCTGTCGTGTTGTTTCCGGCGGCGGTGGTCGGAATTGTTACGTTTGCGTACAGCGCCAACGTGCCCATCGTGCCACCGGACTGGCCTTGGTGAGCGCCATGAACACGGTTGCCGGTTTGCGACAGGGTTGAGATGACGCCCGGCCCACCCATTGACACGGTGTAATCCGTGATCGTGGCTTGCAGCGACGATGCCACCACACCAGTGTTGGCGTGACGCATCGACCAAGGCAGGGTTGTCGAGCGTGAGACTTGGCCGTTGGTTGCTGCGGTTTCGATGTCGCCGTACAGGACGTTGTCGATCCAGAACTCAACGCTGCGCTCTTGGTACGCGATCAGGTACACATGGTTCTCGTTCGCCAAGAACCCGGTCACCGGCAAAACCGTTGGCACTTCGGTGCCGTTGTTATTCAACACGCCAGTGATGCCAGCTGACGAGAACCGGAAGTATGCGCCGTCGGTTGGCGCGTAGGCCGTAGCGGCACCACGACGAAACAGCCCAACGTCAATCACGGCGTTAGCTGGGATGGCGTTCATGGCGACGTTCAACGCCATCGTGGTTTCGGTGTACACCGAAGTCCCAGCGTGGGCGACGTTGAACTCAGCGTTGGTGCCGAACGTCATTGCCACCGTTGTCGCCAACGACGCACCCGAGTTCGTCAACAAGCCAGCGGTCGACACCGTTGATGTCAGGGTTGTGAACGCATGAAAGTGCTTGGCGGTGTTCTGCGACGCGTAGTTGAACGACTCGGCATCGAGGATGGTGTCAAGGCCAACACGCAAGCGGAAGTCGTCGTCTGTTTCCGGCGACTGAACATAACGAGCGCCAGTCTTTTCACCTGTGTCGTTTTCTGAAAATACGGCGACAGCGCCAGCATTCTCAGGGCCACCGCCACGCACAACGCCAGCGGAGCTGTAGCCGGGAGTGTTGACCATTGCGTTCTGCGAGGAATCAACCTCAGCGGACGTGCCGGCCGTGTTGACGATTCTGGAATCTAAGCCCACGATGAACCCCTAATCTGCCCACACGTAGCGAAGCGAGAACGTGCCCGTCAGCTTCTCGCTGGAGCGGGCGTAGATGGTGAAGCCGGTAGCGGCAACAGGCGTGCCACAGGTGAGCGACATGAACAAGCCGACATAGCGGTGATCGCTGGCCGTGTGGCTGGCGCTGGTGTCGTCAGCCATGATGTACGCCTCAGCTTTTGAGGTGCCAAGGATTGACGCTTGGCCGGTGACTGCAACGCTGGCCTCGTTGGTGCCGCCACCGCTACCGAAGTCGATCGTGGCGGTGCCTTGGCCTGTGCTCACGGGTTACCGGCGGTGATGACCAACGACGTACAGGCAACGGTGCCGGTGATCACGATGGACACCGTGTTGAGTGTCACCTCTTGGCCGCTGGTGCCAACGCCCATGTCGGCAACGAACACGCCAGCAGACGTCACCAAGCGCGCCCAGGTGGCGGTGCCGGTGGCGTTGGCTGATGCGTCTGCTGTGATCGTGCTGGCGGTGAGGACACCCAGCGACGCAGCAGGCGCGAACGTCGTTGACAATGTCAGCTCGGCGAGCAAGGTTGTTGCTGTCCCACCTGACGCAGGCCGGGTGCCGTCGTAGATTCGCAGGAAGCCGGGCGAAACCGTACCGATCGCGGTGGTGATCGCGTCAAGGCGGGCGTTGCGTAGCGTTGTCGAATAGCCCACAGTCATTCGGTGACCACCTTCACGATTCGGCCTTCAGCGTCATGCTCGATGCGCTGAGACTTGGCCCGAGTTTCAGGCACAGACACGTTCACGATCGGCGCGTCGTTGCGGACGTTCACCGTTGGCGCCGGCTGTTCTGGCACGTTGATCGTCAACGCCTGCTGCTCGATGCGGATGTCGGGCGTCGAGACGTTGACCACCGGGGCGTCGAAGCGTTGCTCAGGCAGGTTCACCGTCACGTTGATGTCATGAATGCCAGCAGAGTTCATCTGCTCGGCAGGGTCCACGACATCAACAGGTGCAGGCGTGCCCATCGGTGGCAAGTCTTCCCACTCGCGTGGCTCGTCAACCGTCAAGAACCCGGCGGCGATACCAGCCGAATAGGCGGCGTAACGCTCAGTGAGGTTCGAGCGCAGCAACGCATCGGCGTTGAACTTCATGTAGCGAGGGCTGGCAAGCAGGTCTGACAGAGCGTTCTCAATACGGATCATCCACGGCAAGAACGTCACCTGCAAACGGCGGGCGTTGCGCTCGGTGATGTTGCCGTAAGTGATTGTCGAACCCGACAGCGTGATGCCGATGTCTGTTGGGTCAACGAGAAACAGTTGCCCGGCGATCTCTGCGGCATTGAAACCGCGTGTGCCAAGGAACTGCATCTGCTCGTGGGTGACGCCGGTCGGCTTCCATGTGGCACCGTCGTCGAGGACGCCGGGAAGTCCACGGCCACCCTTGGCGCGCTTACGTTGCCACAACGACGCCGTC